ACATCCTTTTTAGTGCTACCAATGGTAACGGCATTGCTTATAGAACTCTTGTATATGTGAGTACCAATAGAATTTACAAACCTATGTGTATTTTTAGCAATCTTAGCAGTTATAACTGCTCCAGTACCAGCACCACCGCCAGGACCTACACGGGTCATAAGTGTATTTTGAGTCGCTGCTGTTATTGGTAAGAAAACATCATATGCTGGATCAGTTGTTCTTGGATAAGTATGCTCACCATCATGATCATCTTTAGAGCAAGTAAATGTTAATGAATTTGTAGCAATTTTAAGAGATTTTGTTGCTTTAGTACCTTTAGCAGTTGAAGAATCAAATGTATGAGGGTAGAATCCACCAGATTTAACAGCATTTGGAGTAGCACCTTCAAATGTATGAACATCTGTATTAGTAGAAGGTACAGTAGATAATACTTGTAGTGTAATAGTAGTATCAGTTACTGACTGAATAGGAATAGCAGTATTATAGAATGGGTCATTAGAAGCTCTAGGATAAGACTTTGTACCACCGCTACCATAGTTACAACTGAATGATATTGATTCTGGATCCAATCTAACACTTTCACCTTGTTTTAAGGTATGAGTACCAATCTCCAACACCATTAATCCAGTAAATGGATCATATGTAGTTCCTGTTGTTGGTGTATATCCTACAATTGGACTTGTACCCACATTAACCTCAAAATGTGTTGAGGTTACATTAGATACTATTAACCACTTACCACTTACTGGATCTGTTGATCTTGGATATGAATGGGTAGTGGCATTATTATCCATACCACATTTAAATGTTATAGAATTATCAGCAAATCTAACTTGCTCATTATTAGTAAAGACTCTTGGAATAAACACTGCTTCGGGAAGAGCACTTACAAATGTATGAACATCTGTATTTGATGATGGGGTTGTGTCTAATACTTTTACGGAAATTGTTCCAGCAGCAATATCTACAGCAGTTATATTTAAGAAATTATCATAAGCAGGGTCAGGTCCACTACTAGGATTACCAGAACCAGATGCTCTTGGGTATGACTTTTGAGCAGCCGTACCAGTAGCACCACCAAATCCACAACTAAATGTTAATGAATTTGGTTTAATCTTAATTTTGTCATTGGTATCTAAACTATGAGTACCAATAGTTAATACCATAATACCTGTAGTAGGATCATATGTAGCATCACTAACATCAAAATGTGTACCAGCAGTAGCTGTTAATATACCAACTCTAGCATCATACTGAGCATCCTGAACAGTTATATCTACTGGACCTGCTATTCCATGTTCACCAAGGGTCATTAATAAATCACCACTATGTGAAGTATAATCAACAGCTGTTGGTGTCAATGATTGTCCCATGAATCCACCAGTGTATGCTGTAACTGAATCTGTATCAGATTTTACGAATTTATGATCATAAGCAATGTCTGTAACAGCAATAGAAACTGGTTCACGATAACCAGAACCATATGTTAATTCATTTTCATAACGCCAAACTTCACCACCCTTCAAGTAAATATGTGGAATACTATTAACACCAACATTAACTTGGAAACTTCTAGCAGAACTAACTCCAACTAATGGAAGTGATCTTTCATGATCTTGGAATATTGATGTAGTAACTCCAACATAGTTTAGAGACTGAACACAATCAGGACTTGCTCCAACAAAGGTGTGTGCGTCTGTATTGGTAGGTGTTATTCCAAATAATACATTAACCTTGAAAGTATCAGCAGTAACATCAGATATGTACATATATCTGTCATAAGCAGGATCAGTCTTTCTAGGATATGACTTTTCAGCAGCAGCACCAGAAGCACCACCAAATCCACAACTAAATGTAATTGATTCTTCTTTTAGTTTAACTGAATCACCATTTGAAAGTCCATGACCAACAATCTTTATCACCATATCACCTGTTGCTGGATCATATGTTGTACCAGTAATAGGTTGACCAATAGTGTATGTTGGGCAAGTAAAATGTAGACCCTCTAACTTAACAGTCTCTGGACTCTGTAAACCAAATCCATGAACCTCATTAGTAGTAACTGTTATTATTCCAATATTACGATCATAATGGGCAGTCTGAATACCACCACCTATTGGTCCAACTGATGTTCCAGTACCAGTAACACTAACTATAGATCCATTCTGTAATTTGGGGTATACTCTAGCACCTACAAGTGGAGCATAACCAACACCAGTAGTAGAACCCATAGAAACGATTATACCGCCTCTTGGAACCTGATTCTGGTTAATATCAAATTCGGATTGAATTAATTGTCCATTTTCAGAACTAATTCCAGTAAATGTTACACTAGAAATTCCAGAAGTAACATCTGCTTCGATTTCATAGTTATTACCTAAGTTATTAAGCGTTAATGGTGTCTGGAATACTCCATTAATAAACAGAATACCATTTCCTACACCAACACCAGAAGAAGTATTAGCACCACCAACAGTTAAACTATAAGTTCTTCCAATTCCAGTAAAGTTATCTGAAATATCATCAAATACCATATTGGTATCATAATTTGTTCTTAAGAAAGTTCTTCCACTAAACTCTGCTCTAACATAAGGCAAATTAGTTAAATTTCTTCTAGTTCTAGTATTACCTTTAGGTGGATCTAAGAACCATGCTGTACTATCAACTATATTGTAAGATCCTCTGTATACCTGAACATTAGCTCCAGAATTATGAGTTGTAGGTAAGATTCCAAGAGAACCTCTCTTAACCTTAACTACTGGAATAGTTCCATTCCAAGAATTAATTGTACCACCTACAGATTCAGCAAGTCCAACTTCTTCAACTTTCATATATTCATCATCAATCTTCAATACATCTCTTGGTTGTACTGAACTAATACCACTTAAAGCAAATTGAGATAATCCAATACCAATAGTAGTTGGGAGTGTATGACTAATTGAAGTATAAGTAACTGGTTGTTGAATAATACCATCAAGACCAATAACAGTTTTGCTTATCTTTTTACCCATTTCAAGTTTATGGGCGTTACCACCACCAACATCTGTTACTTCTATTGGTAATCCAGTAGCAATATAATCCTTTCTACTGAATAATTGGAAAGTATCTGGTGTTAATGCTTTAACATATACCTCTGAAGGCATTTCAGTAACCAATTGACCAAGATTATTTGTGGTTTGAGCGATACCACAAGGTGCTGCAGCAACACCAATAAATGTTGAATATGGATTATAATTTAATTTCTCATTTGTATTGAAGAAATGATCTGGTATAGTGAAGGTTGTTCCAGCACCAGCAGAAACAGTAAGTTGACTGCTATCTGGATTAAATGTCTTATAATAAATTGGAATACCTTCATGCTTAAGATCAAAATTAACTCTATTTCCTCTAGTTCCATTAAGACCATCATATGAGGATAATACCAATTCAGTACTTACGGGACCAAATTGTAAAAGAGGTGGTTCATTCTCAAAATCATTAACAGTTTGATATATCTCAGAATAAGCCTGAACCTCAACTGTTGAGGAAGAATATGCTGCATCTGGATAGAAATCGAATCTAACTGTATTGTTTATTGTATCTGTAACTGTACCAAATGTTCCTATACCACTTTGATCACCGATTGCAACATGAGGATACTGAACAGTTACAGCATCATTATTCACATCTTGAATAACGACTGCTTGATGTATAGCACTATTCTGCCCAGAAGTAACTTTTAATAAACACTTAGCTGAACTATCAACAGTGCCGTCAAGAGTGAAAACAGGTATTGAATTTCCATTATCTACCGCATTATAGTTTGACTCATATCTTACTGTTCTTTCAGATCCGTCTGGTTGTCCTGGAACTTTATACCTGTATGTTCCTATACCAGCAGTTGTAGTACCCAATCCAACAACATTGGCACTAACAAGTAATTTGGATGTTCTATCATTAATACAATCAAAGTAAATTGTACCAGAATCAAATCTAGCAGTTAATACACCAACTTTACTATTAGCACTAGAACTATATGTAACACCTAAAACGTCAGTATATGATTCTGTAATATAGGTGTCTGTACCATCAAAATTAACAATAACTTCATTATAATCTAACTCACCAGAAGCATCATCTTTAACCATAACATTAGCAAAGAATGCATTGAAATCTGTAGGTGAGAATTGTAAAATATTGGTTGTAGTTGTACCAGTAACAATGACAGTATTACCACTCATCGCTGTTTGAGCAGCAGCAACCTGTACATTTTTACCAATTAGATCTATAGATCCAATTTCATGTAAACCATCAGATATAGTATCAGTATTAAATGATGTTTTTAAAACTTTAATATCAAAATCCTTTTCAAATTTTTCAGATGGTGTAAATTCTAAAGTCTTTCTATTAAAATAATCAACATTAGTCTTAAATTCACCTAATTGATTATTTGAATAATCAGTGGATCTTTCTAAAATATAAGCATTATTAGTCGAAGTAAGAGTGATTAAATCAGTAAATTGTACATCAAAAGTATCAGCATCAACAACTTGTATATGATACTTTGTAAAGTTTGTATTAATTTCCTCTATTTCAGTATATTGATCCTGTCCTCCCTTACTTGAGAATCTTCCACTTATATCATCATGAATCAAAACCCTATTTGTTTTACATTTAGTAAAATCTGTTAACTTCTTATGTTTGAAATCAATAAACTTAGATTTATTATCTCTAGCATCATAATCTATAACATGATCAAAGTCATTAATAGTATCTACTCTCTTCTCACCAAATACATCAAGTATAATCACCGCCTTTGATGCTTCTGTGGATCCCAGACCCACCCGAACATCAACATTGGTCTCTAACAACGTATCGGCAAAATTCTTCAATCCAGAGGGGTGTATAACCCTGTTAAGAGGATCAACAAATGTTTCCCAAGTTTTAGAACTTCTAACAGAGTATGATAGATTCTGATAATAATCATTATTTGGTATTACTTGGAAGTCTTCATTTAACATTCCAATATTATTAATCCAACCTATTTCTTTTCTATTTGAGAAACTAACATCAAATTTAGCAGTATTTGCTGTAATTCCAGTAACACTAGCAGTAACACCACTATATTGTCCAGCAATTCTATCTCCAACTCTAAGATTATATAATCCAGTTGTTTTAATAAAATCTTCTCTAATTTCTATGACCTTAAGATCTTTCTTCTGGAAAGTACCTGTTTGATTCTCTTTAACCAATATTGGTTCATCTTGTAAGAACTTAGATCTTTTTTGAATAGGTGCGAATACTGGTAACTTATTCCTGTTTACAATATTAGCATAACCAGATTGATAAGTTTTAGCAATACCTGGATTAGTTGTTAAACCAACCAAATCAAATTTTAAAACATCTGGATTTGATGAAAGATAACTCGTAACTCTAAAATATTCATAATTATGATCTGAAGAATTCCAACCTTCACCATCAGTTGATATACCACTAGATGATGAAGATTGAGTACCAATACCAGTTTCTCCAAATAATTGTATACCTTCAACAAAAATTTCATCATTAACAGCAAATGGTGCTTCAGTATATCCATTAATAGGAGTTTCCATAACACAAGTAGCTTCAGTTCCATCAACAGTCATGGAATTAATTCCAATTCCATTGGAATTGTTAACAGCAATAACTCTATGTGTTACAGAATCTAGTCCATTAATAGGAGCAATAACTTCAACATCAGCAATACCTTGATTTGGAGCAATAGCTTCTAATGAAGTACTATCAACAACCTCATTAGATTCTGGATTGTATAGAATCAAATCAGGGGGACTTAAATAATCACGTCCAGTATCTACAACAGAAATTTGCTCAATATAGTCTAAATCATCAATCCTAACAACAGGTGAAATAAATGCTTCGGGTCTTAACGTAAAATCTGAAGAATATTCATACCCAATATCAACAATTCGTAAATTATTAATTCTACCAATAGATGTTGATAATGCTACAATATTAGCATTTGTTCCACTTACACTATTAATTGTAGTAAATTTAGGTAATTTCTTATAACTAGAACCCTCAGAAATTAATTTTATACTCTTTATAGGTCCAGATACAGAATCTGACTTACTAGAATATTCAATCGTATCACATTGATCTTCTTCATACCTCAATACTTCAGGAATTGCTCTAGGTGAGAATTTAAAGGTTTCATCAGTAGCATCAAATATCTTATAATCACCAGAATACTTACTGTCAGTAAATACTATCCGTGAATAATTGTTAACATCTTTATCAGCAGTACTAATATATCCACCCTTTTCTAAAGAATAATATAAAATTGCTGGCATTGCTGTTGAGAATCCTATTGATACAGCAGCACCAACAACAGGACTGGATAAGAATGTACCAATACCTATTGTACCCAATCCAACAACATTAAAGGCATTGCGATCCGTAGCAGTAAGAAATTCATTCTTAAATTCCTTATCATAGAAAAACTTAAGGTTATAATTTGCCAAATTGAATGAACTAACACCAAAAGTTAATTGTGAATTTTTAACTACAGATATTTCAGGATTAATCAATGAAATAGTATGCCCACTTCCACCAGAAGATAGATCAACCATTTTAGTTGGTGATGAGAAGGTATCAATATAGGTTTCTGATAAATTAAATTTATTTGAATCTACTAAATGTATGTAATAACAACCTGTGGTTAACCCAGAAACAACATCTCCATCACATCTATAGAAAATTTTATCACCATTTTTATATCCATGATCAGTAATTGATATAGTATTTTTAATTGTATCAACATCTGCTCCATCAAATCCAATAGGATTGATTAATATTTTCTGATATTGTTCATTATAATCTAAAACTAATGGGGCAGTAGATCCTAAACCAACTGTTGTATTTGGTATAACATCGATATTAACTATATCCCCATTCTGTAACCCATGAGTTGTAGTATTAGCAGCACCTATCTTTGTAGTTACTGTACTAACAATTCTATCAACATTACATGTTATTTGTTCAAAAGTTGTTTCTAATTTGTACTCATAATCATTAGATCCATTACTATAAAAGAATATTCCACCTTCTGTATTAGCAGCACCTACATTAGTAGCAAGACCGATAAAATCACTACCTTTATCAACTACATACAACTCTGATACAGATGTACCTTGATCTGGAAGATAGAATTGCTGTGAAGCATCAATCTCTCTACCTACAAGTAATGATTGAGCACCTGGTTTCTTACTGAATATAACTTTTTCTCCACCTTTAAGTGAATGTCCTGGTAAATAAATGTTTTGAGATGGAATATTAACTTGCTTTGTACTTTCACCAATCGCATAATTAACAACACTTCCACAAGTAGTACCAACACCAACCGCTAGATTAGCATTAAAAAATTCAACTAAATTTAAATCAGATTCAAATCTATTAGTTTTAACTGGTATACTGATACGATTATTTAATACATCTATCTTAGATCCATAAGTATGAGCAATACCACTGGTAGGTCTATTAACTCTTATGATAGATCCAACATCAAATAAATTTAATACCTTAAGATATTCATCACCTACTCTAAGTGATCCACCTATTGAAACAGTGTTTGGAATATAATTAACGTAAATATCTTCAACCGCACCATTTGAATTATTTTGAACTGACATTGTTTTTGCCAATCCAATAACATCTGTACTAACACCAACTTTAAATGAATTATTTAATTTGTATATTGATGTAGAAAGACCTGATATTAAAACAGTATCTTGATCATTAAGTTCAATTGATGGTAGACTATGTACCATCACCTCACTATTACTATTCCATACTAGAATAGCATCTTCAAAAGTAGTTAATTTAGTATTAATACTAGAAACACCAATACCAACTATTTCATCAACTTGCCCTCTAGCACCATTACCGTTTGTACCTTCATCATCAAATACAGTAAAGTCACCAACCTTATAACCATCACCACCATCCAATATCTGGAACGCATCAACAACACCTCTAGTTACTGATTCAACTACAGATTTTTGCTTAACTACTTCATTTGATTCTATAATAAAATCATTATCAGCATTAATATCATTAACCTTATATGGGAAAGTATTCCTAGAAAGATTACTACTACCAAAATCAAATGACTGATCTAAAACTGTATTTTCTTCAATATAAGGTAATCTATAGGATTCTCCTATAAAATATGGATATTGGGGAACACCATTCTGATCTACAGTAGCAAAATAAGCATAAACTCCATTCGGAAATTCTGGAGTCTTACAGAATCTTCCATTATGAATGTCTAGATCACCAGAACCATCAAAAATATTATCTTCTACAAAGAATTTTTCTTCATATTCATTAAGTGTTGGACGATCTTTATAATCATACTTCTGAACATAACTTGGAAGCAATCTCATAATTCCTGAGTTAATGTCAGAAGGATCGGTATAACCATATGGTCCATATATTGGAACACCATCATATGCCCAACCAATCAATGATGAGTGTGTACCAATACCAGCACCAGTCACACCACCAATATCCCCTAATTCTTCTGCTATAGTATTAGTATATGCATGAACACTAAACTGTAATAAGTCATCATTAAGTTTTTCAAGATGATTTTCATTCTGCCACTGATAATTATCAATAGATAATTTTCTTATACTAGCGTTTAATAAAGCATTCTTACCTTTAGGATCTACATAAACATTTGCATTTGTAGAATATCCAATACCTGGATTAATTACAACTATATCAGATAACTGTCCATCTTCATTGATAACAGGTTTTAATTTACATCCACTACCAGTAGCTCCACCATCAGTTATAGTAAGATCTGGTAAAGACCAATATTCCTTTCCTTTATTAAGAACTTGAACATCAATAATTTTACCACTTTCGATTATTGGTCTTACTTCAGCAGTTCTTCCGTTCTGTATAGTTATTTTTGGTGTAAAATAATGTCCAGAAACTTTACTACCATACTTACTACCACCATCATATAGATAAGAACCTATTATTTCACCTGTGACGATAGGAGTAAAGTTTATTTTACCTGAAATACTTGAAGCAAAAGAAACATTAACATTTACTTCAATATCTGGATACTTAAATACCTGATATCCAGTACCTGTTGATCCTAAACCAACATATTTCTTCCTTGTATAATCAATTTTTGAAGTACCACCAATTCCAGCATCTGATAATCTAAATGAATCATTATCAATCTTCAATACATGATAAAAATTAGCAGTAGTGCTTATACCTGTAGATACAGTTAAACCTTGAATTGCTTTAGGTTGTGTTGTACCTATACCAACCATTGTGGTATATTCTACTAAATCACCGTCCCTAAATCCATGATTCTTAAAGTTTACAGTATCAAAGGAAGTTGAAATTCCTGAAGGATGTACAGGTAATTTTCTATATTGGAAATCATAACCAGAATTTAAAACTCTAACAGATCTTAAAGTATTTTTGGAATCTAATCTGAACTTATGAATACCAGCAGCATTTGTTGCTGTAGAGAATCCTACAGTATTAATACCTGTGATACCAAACATGGCATCATGTGGTGTTTTAAACAAATATATTCTCTTTGGATTAATAACCCTAACGTAGTAAGGTGCTCCATTCACTAAAAATTCAGTAACAACATTACTTGCTTCTTTAAATTTGGTTATTCCAATCGAATCTTGTCCATTACTGTTATAATAAACTAATTGACCATCAACAAGATTATGATCTTTTTTGAAAGTTATAGTTTCTTCTTGTATATCCAAACCACCTGAGAAGAATAAATCACGACTATCAAACTCAATTTCTCTAAATCTAGGTCCAATAACTGGTTCTAATAAACATCCTTTACCATTACCACCAACAAGGCTTACTGACAAAACCTTATCAATATCAAAATCTTGTTCATCTACAAGTATTTCTTTAACAGATCCTCTAATAATTGGTTCTGCGTATGCTCTTTCACCACCATATTCTAATGGTGTTTCAATAGATAATTTTGGAGGATTAGCAACATCATAATCTTTTCCTGAATTATATACTTTTACACTCTCTAAAGGACCAAATGACATGGTCTCATTTGCTACACATGATCTAATTTGAGTACCATTAACCAACATACCAATATTATTAATTGGTTTCTGACCTTTAGTTGTAATACTTAGATCCTGTGATAATGGATACTTCCTTAAAATTCTATCCTCATAGAGCATTTTATTGAAATGATCTTTAAGAATAAAAGTATGTGTATGAGTATGACCAGCACCTACTGGTGGATCCATAGTTATACTACTAGCACTACCAATAGCACTTATTGAATTATATAAAGCAATACCCTTCTTATTTGAACCTTCAGCAACACTAATATAATAAGTTTCCCCATCAGATAAACCATCAATAGGAATTCCTATATCATCTAAATTATCCCTTGTTTGATAAACAACAGCATTGCCTGAAATAAATTTTGTTGGTTCTGGTAAATTTATTCGTGCATATTGAGAATCAAATCCAGAAATTGGATCTTGAAATGTTGGATAATCAAGTATATCACGGAAAGTTACACCTAAACCAACATTTTCAGCTATTATAGAAGTAAATCTCTGTAGATTAAGTTCATAACTTGGTAACGCATTAGAAGCAACATAACCATCCTTATCCCCATCAACGTAAACATTAAGTACATCAGAAATAACATTACTATTAGAAAGACCTATACCAATAGATGTTGTTTTTGCTTTATTTAAATTTCTTCTTAGGTCATAATCAGCAAGTGGGTTTGGTTCTCCACTAGACCAAGATAAGTTATCTACAGTAATACTATTAGTTACATAATCAATACTCTTAACTATAGCACCACCCATTGGTGTCATAGCAGTTCTTCTAAGGAAAGTAATGCTATCACCAATTTTTAAACTGGATTTATCAATGGTACTTAATAAAGTAAATGATGTTTGACCATTTGATGCTACATTCTCTATCTGATAACGAGAACTTGTATTATAAATCCAACTATTAGCAAATAATTCTTTATAGGATTCGCCTCTATTTAATATAACCTCACCAACATTCTTTACAGAAATCTCTTCTCGTTCACCAACTAATGAAATATCTTCACCTGGTACAAATTTAGAAAGAACTCCAGTAATTCTTAAATCACATCTCTTAGATAAATCACCACCTTCATATCCAAATACAGTTTCTGTTGTTCTTATATTTGAACCAGTTTCTATCGCACTAGTAATATTAGAACATCCAAAAAACTGATTTACACTCTTTGATGTATATTCAATGATATCATCACTATTTTCACTTAAAATAGATCCAGTTTCATCAAATCCAATAGTAGAATCTACAGATATAATAGAAGATCCAATTGAAATGGTTTCTAATGCTTTTGTTTTTGCCTGTATATTGAAACTACCTTCAATTAGATCTCTATCACTAAATCCAACAAATAAAGAAAGTTGATAGTATGTTTTACCTGCTCTTGTTAAAATCTCAACTTCAGATACTGATCCAGTGGTTCTATCATCAGTTGATTTGTATATAGTTTGACCAACCAAATTATATGGATTACCACTTATTGCTTCAGCAATAACAGTTTCTCTACGAATAAATTCAGCTGCTGATGGCTTAACTAAACGTTCTTCAAGATCTAATACCTTAGCCTCAACACCATATAATAATTTAAATAATATTCTTATAGATTCTTCAATACCCTTTGATTGGTAGAAAGATCTAGCATTCTTTACAAAATTACCAACATCAATACCAGAATAGAATGTCTCATCTTCTAAACCTGGTAAAAAAGTTTTCTTTATCTTCTTATAAAATTCCTGTAAAAATAGTACACTAAGATTAGTAATTACAGAATTAATATTATGATTAGACGCATTAGTATCATCAAATTTTAAAGTTTGCTTATTAACATCAAGCAATGATGAGGAAATGCCAACATTATATCCACTTATTCCACTAAATCCACGTATACATCCTGTAAAAGTTGTACTTGTCTTACCTGTATATGATATAATTTCATCATCAATCTTTAAAAGACCATATTCTTGAGGAAATCCCTTTGTTGAAGCAACAGTAATAGTTGTATCATCAGAAAGAATGTCTGTAGATAATGTAGTAGTTCCAGTAACAACTTCAGGAACTAAGTTATCTACCTTAAGATACCTATCAAGATTATCAATAAGATCAGTAGGACCTCCTTGAAATTCTTGTGATATGTAATATTGCTTTAAAAAATCCGTCGTTAATGGAAAATCAGCAACCACAAATTCGGGTAACTGACTTTCGACTATTTTATTAACTTGTACTCTTTTATCAAATTCTATACTCATTCTTTATTTCCTCTCGATTGCTCCATTGGAGTAACTTGAAGTATAGTAATCTCTTGAAAATACCACGCCTGAAACATCCTCTCCTGATGCGATTACGTCTTTAACCATATTTATCGAACTATTAGAAACATCAAAACTGAGGTAGAGATCCTTTAATCCAATTACATCATTAGATTCGGGGAACGCTTGTATCTCAATTAAGTTATTTGCTGCATTAGTTTGTGTTATATTAACAGTGTTGATGATAATCTCACCTTTCTTATAATCAACCGTACCAACATCCTTTGCTACAATCTTCATTTCATTCTTTGTATCCTTAGATACAATACACATAACACCCTTCTTACTGCCATCTAAATCGCCTGTAACAGTCTTATTTGGAATATCTGTGAAATATACCGTGTTAGGGTATCCAGAGATCTTAAACCCTGTAGACTTGATGTTATAACCCGCTTGACTAATGTAAAATCTATTACCAAAACACAGTTCATATTGAGCAAATGTATTGATAAGTACCTTCATATCTCTTCTAATCTTTACTTTTGTGATATTAGAAGTAATAGCATTATTAACCCTATCAATAAGTTGATTCATTTTACTAAATTTGAATCTACCACCAAACTTATTAATCTCCACATTGTTTGAATATGTAGTAAGATTATCAACTATATTGCTGCGTAATAAAGCACCGTCTGAGAATTGTGCGGTATTATAATAAACTGTTGTGTCAATTTCTACATATAGAACTTTAAGATCAACAATTTCAGAATTTATACCAGCAATAGCGTAATTCTTTAACTTACTTTTGATTTGCTGTTTATCAAAATCAGATACATAAGTACCATTTTTTGGTTTAATACTAATCTGAACTTTACCAAATTGTGGTGGATCTAACTCTTCACCACCAACAACAGCAACAGATTCTGTTGCAGGGTAAATTGACTGTATTATTGCCTCATAATCCCTTGGTGTAACTGCCCTATACTGTGCAGAATAGAGTCTAGGAGCCAAATACTTAATTGATGATATTTCTTCGTTCTCAGCACCATTTGAGGCACGATTAACAGTAGTTACGACTATACTATCATTTGGTAATGTAGAAATATATTGTTGTGAAGCAGTACTTAATCTACGATCAAATGTTCCTTGAAATTCAAATGTACCAACAGAACCTGATGCTCCACCAGCACCATTACCTTCAGGTCCATCAGATATAATGTACCTAGCAGTAACAATATTGCCTGTTGTTAATTTCTTACCAAAGAATCCATCACCAAAGAGAATTTCAATCTTTTCATCCTGAACCTCTTGTATTAAGAATATTTCAGAATTTTTGTTTAAATTGAGAATATTATCTATCTTTTTATATTCTCTACCCTCAGATACATCATTAACATCGTTTCTAACACTAACTCTAATGGTTGAAGAATCAATATTAGAATTATCTAAGATAAATCTCTGATCAACTTGAGTATCAATTATAAAACTTGTTTGTACTAATGTTCCTTGTTTAACTGGAATATTAGTAAAAGATGCGATTCTCTTACCAACATTATTAGTTACTACATTAGTAGTTATTGGAGATGATGTTGAGAATCTAAAATTTGTATTATTAGCATTTCCTACACAAACAAGACCAGGTTTAAGTCTAATTTGAGCAATATCATTATTACTATCCTGTATTTCTACATCAAATGATATATGTGCTTCTGCTGCTGTTCTAGATCTTGGTACATATCCTATGTTACGTGCTAATGATATAACATTCTCTCTTATAGTTGCTGAATCTAAAAACGATTCATTTGCTACTAAATTCGCATTAAAGGCATTAATATACGTATTATATGCTAAAGAATCAATTAAAACTGAAAAATTAGATCCTTCAAAGTCAAAATCAGTAAAATTTGAATTTGAAGCAAGATAATCCTTCAATTGAGACTTAATTTGATCAAAATCTAGAGTGTTAAACTGCGTAACTGGCATTATTTTATCTGGTAGGTTCTAATAAAAAGGTGAAATTTTGTCTTGGTCTATCCAAACCAACAATATCAAAGAAAACTGTCACCTCAAAAGCATTACTATCTGGTCTACCTATGACATCTGTCTTGACATTGGCAACTCTTGGTTCATAATTATTGATAGAAATCTTAATTTGGTCTTCAATTACATAGGAAGTTAGTTTAGTATAGTTTTCAAACAACATTCCACGAATATCTGTACCAATTAATGGTTCAAAAAACCTTTCAGTCGGGATAGTTTCTACTAAATTTCTGACTGATCTAATGATTGCACGTTCATTTATCAAAACTGGCATATCACCAGTTATAGGATGTGGTTTAAAAGACAAACTAATGTCCTTAAATGCTCTAGATTTACGCTTAATCGCCATCGACAGGAGAATTTATAGTATTTCCTCCCTTTATTTATACCTATTTTTAAATTTTTCTTATCTGGGCATCGTATTATAAGAATTTTGCGGAAATTCTTCAATCCAACCATTTAATATGTACTTATTACCATGTAAAGGAGGGTTTCCACGGTGTGTATGTGTCCATCCTGCTGGAAATATAATAACTTTACCCATTTTGGGTTCAATTCTAAGACTTTGATATAAAAATTCAGTTTCTCCACCACCATAACCATCGTTTAGGTAGATAATAACGACCATTTTACGATAAGTATCAGGGGCACAAGCATCATGATGCCATGTATGATACCCCTGTGTAGGGCGAGTCTTCTGTAATTTAGAATATTTGTACTCAAATGGTGTATCTTTTAGTATTTCGTACTGTTCTGTGTAATGATGAAGACAACTCATTACAATATGATTCCAATCCTGTGCTAATGGTAATGTAGAGTTATAAACATTCTGTTCTTCATGTTGTAATAGATGTGTAAGGAACAGTTGTTCGTTCTTTACAGCACCTGTGCTGCGTGGTGTAACTAATCCAGCACCAGCAGCGGCCATACGCTCATAAAAATCGACAAATTTATCTCCATCAAGATTAGATTGAAATTCGGAGATAAAATTGCCGTGATCAGTAAAACTAGTTAATTCGGGTTGACTCAACGTCCTTGTCCTCTATATCTTTTACGAGCCGAGTTACGGCTGGTTGCCGAATACTTCGAGTGCTTTCCTCTTCCCTGTCGAGACTTTTTCGGTTTTGATTCGATAAAAGTATCACTATTCCATGCGACTGATTTAGCCATAATTAATCCTCAATAAATTCAGTTTTGATATTAGAAGGATTCGGTGAAGAACTATCAATATAATAATCCTGTGCCAAATCCTCTATAGTGTTAAAATACTCATCCTGTGAAAGGTTCTTATAAACCACCTCACCATCAATTAGAATATTATAACGAGTCATTAGATTACTCTAGTCTTCTCATGACCTACACGAACACGAGGATCACACCAGATCTCAAAACCTGCCTCCTTCGCATCTAGGCAGAACGAAACGTCCTCGCCACACATATCCTGTACTTCGCCACTTTCAAAGACTTGCATCTTAGGAGCGAACCAAGGATACTTCATCTCTTCATGTTCAAATACACCATTCTTAATAAGTAACCATCCAAATCCCGTATAATCGACAGTAAATGGTTTCTTTCTTTTCGAGATGCTTTCGACGGTTTCGTGATTCATTACACCACCATTAGTTCTGAAATCATCTTCTTCAAGCCAGTGTGCTACCGAGGTGGTTTTGCCGTCTTCTGTAGCATACCAACCAGCAGCAAGATCCTTATCCATCAGAACGATCTGCCAAAACTTCTCAGTGTTGAATACAATATCACTATCAATCCATAACTGATAATCATACTGTAACTTACCGTCCCAAGGTTTTTGATCAGGTCCTCTGAGGACATTTGCTCCTAAACACTTACAACGAGCAAAGTTGACCATTGATGAGTAATCCTGTGAGATTTGGATACTTGCTCCATTCTGTACCAGATCAAAGCATAGCTGTACAAAACTCTTTAAAAATGTATATGAGACTCCTCTACCAGGTAAACAGAATACTACTGTCTTACCTTTAATAAGTTCTCGTGCTTTATCAAAATCCCATTCTGCTTCTTTTTTTACCACAGGGGATTTCGCTTTAACTGTAAATCCTTTTGCCATAACCTACGTAATGTTATACCAATATTATATCAGTATATGTAGGTTTAGTCAACTTAAATTATAAGGTAGTGATATCAGTAACTTGCATCTTCTGTTATATCTGTATCGTATTCTATTTCTTCGTATGTTAGTTCATCC